AAATGTTCTCAGTATAATGCGCCGCTAATCCTTCTCTGCTATCGGGTACATAATTTAAAAAGCAACTAATAGGCAAGCCTCTAGCTGTTCCACCATTCGACAAAAGTGGAGATGCAAACATAAACCATAAGTTCGAAACATATTTATACAATCTTTCCGCATGGGCTTTGTTATCAGCAAAAGTGATGCATGCTCTAGCGAAAGCTTCTTGCGGACTAGTCTCCGTTGGCAATAGATACCTATCCTTTAAGATGCTTACCGCATTGCGCGGTAGCAAATCATCTTTTGTTTTATCAATATCTAATTTCATTTTTTCCTATTTGGGCACATACAAATCACAGTATAGCATTTATACTTATTTAGGTCAATCATTTTTTACACGGAAAGACAAGATTCCCCTCTAATTTTATATAACCAGAGTCCATCATCGCTTTGATAGTTTGGTCAAGCTCCCCAGGATTGGCTATTTTTCTGAGCACTTCTCTTTTAAATGCCCTAAGAGTGACATACCCTCTCTTTTTCAAGGCCATCGTGGACTCCAACCACACCTTCATGTCATGTGCAATTCTTCCCGTCCTTGCCATACCGAAACCTTCCAAAGCTTTAGGCATATCCTTTTCCATCTCAAACATAATCTCTTTTGTCGTTTCCCAATCCTCTTTCATTATCTTTCTAGTAGACCTGCGCGAAGCGGATACGGATACAGCAACCTTTAAAAAGTGTGACACTCTTCGTTGACAGTATTCCGATATATGCGGGTCGGTTGGTTCTGGTTGTATGTTATTATAAATATCTTCATTGGCTCCTTCAAATGCATCTTTATCAAATTGCATTGGTCCGTACATCTTTGCCATATATCCCAAGTCTTCTCTTAAATTATCAATAGTGTTGTCACTAATAATTTTTTGTGTTAAGTCTTGTGGTATTCTTTCACCTTCATAAAATATAGGAAGGATTCTTGATAACAAACCTTGTGACTTTGCATCCTCTGGTAAATTATCTACAAATTGTTCTGGTGTTGCACATGCAACCCAATTCAAACAAGGACCTTCAATAATATATTCACCTGCTGTTTTTGTTTTATGGCTATAGGATTCTTTACTATCCCACATGTCGGTTAAAAACATTTGAAGATATCTTTCATTTCTTCCCATGAACGTGCCAAATTCGGATGTGACTAAAGTTAAAGATGAATCAAAAAATTGTTCCTGACGAGGACTACTTAAACGCAAATCCATGCGTGTTATCTTTGTCATATCAACTGCTAATTTTTCTGGAGTAATTCTATCTTGAACAAGATAGAGAGGAAATTTTCTTAATCCGTACTGGTCAAGACCTGTGTTAAAATTGTGGTCATCTTCTTGAGTGCCCACAGGTGTGGTAAGTCTATTGAATACTTTTGTAAAAGGAAGTATTAAACTTACAGATTTGTTGCGCCCTGGTGAAGCTATAAGTATTATAAATAAATTGGAACCTATGTCATAGTTAGGCATAGGAAACCATACTCGTCTTCCTAATGCACCTGCCACAGAAGATAAAGCTGTCCATCGAGCAAAAGTTTTAGGGATAGGACTATCTTTAACGGCATTAACACATGCCTCTATATAATCGGTATAATTTCTTGCCATTACTTATCATTTTGAAACTTAATATTCTCACGTGGGATATAAATTAATTTAACTACCTTAGCTTTGGTTTCAATCCACACATTACCATCTTTGTTTCTTATCAATGAAGGTCCTTCTATCTCTGCCTCATTACATATGGTAGAAAATTCCCCTTCTTTTACTATTATCTTGCCGTCCTCTACAAATATTTTTTTTATTTCATCCATGCTTTCATGTCCTTCCACGTCTTACCAACTTCTACGGAAGAAGGTATTATCATTTCTTTTCCTTTAATTTTCAAAGGGTTATTCATCTGGTATAATACTTTAGGCATTAACTCATTCACTTTATCTATATCACATTGTCCAAGAATGGCATCATGAACTTGAGCCAATATATCTATTCCTTCATATCTTAAATTTTGCCACACTTTTAACAATCCTAGGTTAAGTAAATCTCCTATCGTTGATTGAGGAACATAAGCAATACCTTCTCTTAATGTAGCATTATCATCTAACCTTCCCCAAAATTGTCTTCGTCTTCCCATAGGAGTAATCAAACAACCTGTTTGTTTTAATTCATTGGAAACTTCCGTATGCCAACTACGTATTTCAGGAAAAGCTCCCTTAATTTTAATTAATTTATCGCCAATCTTTTCTCCTGTATCTATCAATTCTTGAAAGCCCCCCTCTTTATCTTGTTTATGCCAACGTTCTAAAGAAGCTAATTGTATCACACCTCCATAATAAAGCAACTGAAATCTTGTTGCATGTGATAGTTTTATTTTTAAATGTTTTGCTAATGCATGAGGAGACACACCATAATTTGTAGCATGTCCCGCTCGTTTACACATATCACGATAAGTAAAATGTAAATAATAAGGTTTATCAGCAAGCTCTCTGTTTTGAACAAAGTCATCTGACCATCCTAAATTAGGAAACACCATTTTCACAACTTGTGTGTGTAAATCTGTACTCTCACATGCGTTTATATATCCTTCATCACCTGCAACATAAGCTGTCACTCTTGATTCCGCCTGTTCTAAATCAGCATAGAACATAATCTTTCCCTCGTCTGGAATAAAAATTGAACGCAACTCTTTTGTAACATTTTGTAAATTAGTTCCCGTTCGCCACGGACTTGTTGAAGACGACCAACGTCCTGTCTCTGTTCCCGCCACATTATAGCTACAACGAATCCTTCCATCTTCATCCCTCTTAGAATCTAAAACTGAAAGCTGTTTAGTTGTATCACGCAAAGCTAGTATGGTATGGGCAAAAGGTTTTGCTCTTGGATAAAACTCACCAAGTTGTTCAAGCGCTTCTCGATTCGTAGATATTTTTGACTTGCCCCCTTTGTATGATACAACAGGCGGTAGCCCCAAATCCCTATAAAGAATTTGTTTTAATTGAATAGGACTATTATGATTTAAATCTTTTTCATTCACCGCTTGTGAAAATAAATTCAACATGCGTTCCAACTTTAATCTTCTGTCCTTTAAAATTTTCTTTTTTTCTTTTACCGCATCTTCATCAACACGCAACCCACGCAACATCATAGACATTGCAGGTTGCAAACTATCTAGTTCAAATAAATAAGTTTGTTTAGTGTAAGGGTCAAACTCTGGATGAATTTTATTCCATATCTCGTATGTTAATGTACAATCCAGTGCACAATACACCCACTCAGTTTGTTCATCAGATAATTTTGTTTTAGTTATTTCCGTGTTCTTTACTATCTTCACTTAATTCTCCTGCTATAGCTGAATATCCCACCATATCCACATATGTATCCGAACTAGGATTACCAAATTTAGCTCGTGCTACTTTTAATAGTAACATAAGGATGGCAACATCATGCGCCGATATAGGACAATCTAAATATGCCGACCATAAACGAGCAATGTTTTCATGATTCTGTTTCTTATTACCGTACTCATGTTCCCTCTTTCCGCCCAACAATTTTAAAGCGGTCTTTAAATTTTCTTTTATTTTTATTCCCATATTTTATCTCTATCAAATTATTCAGTTCCCTTCTTGTTCTTATCGGGTCTAAGTCTGCCAAGTCACACACCAAATCAAAATCTTCTTGTTCATTTTTAAACCATTCCCATGCATTAATGCGTGCTTTTTTATCTTCCTTTCCGTTGCCTTCGTATGTTAAATCCTGCAACACTTGGTCTAAAACAGCCCGCCATAAATGTAGATAAGATTCCACATCCAACCATTTTTCATCATCATATGATTTTGCGGTAAAAAAATTTGGGCGCTTCACTATTCATCAGCTTTTGTGCTCTTTGAGAACTTGGCTAATGTTTTCCATGCACCTTCGTTAGTGTATATGGAGCCTAAGAAAGCTAAACCTTTTTCCATTTCAGGTTGCAAAGCATGGTGGGCATGCATAGTATCATGAATTAATCCTTTAACTATTACATTATTCTTAAATGCCAACCACGATACATCATACATTTGATTCTGTGCTACCTTAACGGTCTGTTCGTTTTCTAATATATCTTTAACCCATGTCCAAGCTTTCTCTTCCTCTTCTGGCGAAGACCAATAACTTTTAAAGTACGGATCGGGCATCCAAAATGGAACGACAATGGCATGTTTTAAAGAGGGGGCAAATCCAATACACCTAGTCCGCCCTTCCGCTGTTTCAATGTCAAATGATAAAGGATTGAGGTCACCATATTTATCTATATATTTTTCCTTG